ATAATTTTTCTTTATCTGGACTTGTGTTGATATCAACATTACTTTCTAAATCTGTATCTCTTTTACCACTTTTTTGATAAGGGTTATTAGGTGCGTTTTTACCACGAAACTGATTTAATTTTGTTTTTAAGTCTACTAATGCCATTTTTTATCCTATTGGTTCTCTAATCCTGTTTTAATTTGTCCTAATAATTTATTTGCTTGGTCAAAACCTTTTTTATTTATTGTATTTATATCATCTCCACCACCACCAGCACCAGCCATTGGCATTCCACCACTTCTTAATCCGGTTAATCTTTGTATATCAGCTACACCCATACCCAATTCTGATGCGAACATTCTAGTTTGTTGAGCATTCAAAGTTCCGGTTTCTTTTAATATTCTAGATAGTTCTTCTTGAGCGGCTACCGTTTCACCTGCGGCATTTAAAGCGGTGAACCTTTCTAAACTTATTTGTTTTCCAAGTATCGTGGATAAAGTTTGTTCTTTATTGATTCGTTCCGTAATGTCTAATAATCCGTCTCCTAATTCTACAATAGAACCAAACTCAATACCAACCTTTTTCGCAGCGGCAGCGGCTTTAATTAAATTCTTTTCTCCTTTTCCGATAAATGATGCGAATAAATCAGCATTAGAAGCCAATTCATCAATCAATACACCTGGTGCAACACCTTGTGCTTTGGCTAAATTAGAAACTACTTCCACCATACTCAATGATAGTTCCTTTGAATTGTTTGTTAGTGGATTAAATAATGATACTAAGTTTGCTACATTTTCTGCAGAAACACCGGTATTTCTTGATACTCTTGCCAAATCTACCGAGAATCTAGCACTTGCTACACTAACCTCACCAAAGGTGTTGGCTATTGCATCAAACGAACTTCTAACTTGTTCTGCTGATAATCCAAATAACTTTGCTTTAATGGTATTGGCTTTTAAAGCTAAACCAATTTTCACATTTGCCATTACTCCACCACCAAACTCTTGACTTAATGCATTAGCTTGTTTTACCACACCTATTAAAGCGGCTCCAACTGCTAAAACTGCTGCGGCTATCTTCACATAGATATTCATTTCGGTAAGTCTGTTGAATAATGCTTGCACTTGATTCATTTTTTTCATACCATCGGCTATTCCTGGAAATATAGCTTCAAAGTCTCCTATTACTTCCTCTGATTGCTTTATTTCTTCTTTCATTTTTTTGTAACCTTTTTCAAGTTCTTCTATTTTTTTGGGGTCGTTGGTTTCGGCTATTTGTTTTTGTAAATCTTCAAGAACTTTGCTTTGGTCTCTAAGAAAACCAGTTCCTTTTAAAAACGAACCATAAACTCCTTTGTATTTCTTACCTTGTTCTTCAACTTGTTTATTCAAGTCCATTTGTAACTTAACAACTCCTTGATATTCTTTCGGAAGTCGTTTCAGAGCCTGTGATACTGATTCTGTTCCAGCTTCTACATTTGCAAAAGATTCTGCAAGATTTTTATTCAAATCTTTCATTGGTTTAAAGGTCTTATTAAATGTGCCGTCTTTGTTTTTTTTTAATGCCATATATTATGTTGTTAGGGTGTGTGAGATAATTTAAAAACTAAAATTTTTTAACGCTTGATTCCAAATTCTTTTTCTAAAATATCATCAAGTTCTTTTCTTGTTTTTTGTAATTCTGTATATTTGTTTTTGAAATTACGACTTTTTGCAGACATTTTTTTAAAAATGACTGGGCGCATTCCTTTACCAATATAGTAAAATATTTTTTCAAGAACTGATTCGTTTAGTGTTTTTTTAGCCATAAATGTAATCCTTTAGTTTATACAATAATAAATATCAACTTCTTAGATTTTCATTATTTAAATTTACTATTTGATTTTTTAAGCTGTTGTTCTTGCTGTTGTTTTTCTTGTTCGTATTGTTGAATTAAGCGTTTGTAGTAGAATCTACGAAGATAGACAGGTAATTCATATACCTCGTCAAAAGTGAAACCACCTTTTGCATAAAAGATGATTTGAAATATTTGTTCGTGTAAGTCTTTCTTATACTCGGGAGTCAGGCCAAAAAAACTGAGCAGTTATAGGAACTGCCACTCTCTCCTGTTCACCTCTACTATTTGAAACTTCACTTCTAAAATCTAAATTAGGACTTGTTTCTTTGACAAAAGTTCTAAACGCTAATGAATCAACTGAAAGAAATTCGTTATCAACAAATTCGTTGATAGATTTTCTATCAGTTTTTCCGTCAACTGATTTTATTAAATGTTTTAACCTTGTTGAATTTTCACGACTAACTGCTTCTATATCATCTTTGAATACTTTTTGAATTGCGTCTATCTCAACATCTATTAACATTTCATCTTGGTGTGTTGGTATGGAAAAGGTCAATTCTCTTTCTGTTTTCGGTAGGGTAAACGAAAACGAGTTAATTCCTTTTTCGTAGTTAGAAAAATCATATTCTAATGAAACTAATTTTGTTAAATCTATTGCTCCTTTTACTCTTTCACCATATTCATCAATAAAAGTGAAATTATAATCTTTACCATAAGCTAATACTCTTGCTCCAATTAATATAGCATTCTTATCACCAACTAACAAATTATTATAGTCAATTGTTTTATCAACCATTAACGATTGTAATAGTTTGTCTAATGCTTTTCCTTGTTGAACTAAGTTTGCTGATGTGAGAATGTCTTCATCACGAGCAGTCATATATCTCATTTCTATTTTACCACTTGACAATGGATTGTCTTCTGGATAGAAATGTCCCTTCGACGGTAAATCAATGATTTCCGTGGGAAATTTATTCTGTGTCATTTTTACTCCTTTGTTTAAAACCTTTTAAATAACTATATTATTTTTTACCACCAAAGATTTTTTCAGCACCTGCGATACCGAAACAACCTAATGTGATTACGACGAATGAATTGTAAATGAATTCTTGTATTACTAATTCGTTTCCAAACGCACCAGTAACCATATCAACTATACTTGTTATTGTCATTACTGCGAAAGACATAAAACCAATAATTGATTTTTCATTATATTCATTCTTATCTTTAAATATTTCACTAAATCCCATTTTTTATCTCCTAATTATTTTTTATATTTGATGGGTCTGGGTATAACAAATAAACGGTACTACTACCACTTACCCTTTGTAGACCTATTTCAAACACCGTGTCTGGTTTAAATTCTGTAGCGGCTACTGACTCTCCGTGAGCTGTTGTTAATACTGAATCAGAACCTGATGGAACAATGTTGGAACCAGAAACAAAAAACCCACTCGCTCCTTTTTCAGAACCTGTAGCATAATAATCTTTAGCTGTTACTTTTGTAATTTTACTAAATTTAGGTGTTTGATAACTCATATTCTATCCTTAGAATTGTAAGATTGCATAATCATATTTTAGAGTTAATGCAATTTCAACTGGGTCTGATGTTGCATAATCCAATGTTCCGAAGTTAGCTGCTTCAATATAAGTTCCTTTTAAAGTCCACTCTTCAACAATGTCTCCGACTGGTCCTAATAGGTTAAATGTAATATCTTTTTTATAGAAGTCAGAATAACCTTGACGACCTGTTACTGATTCGTGATGTTCTCTAATCCACTCCATTACTCCTTGAGCGGCTGATGGAACTACTGGGTCATATAAGGTGATTTCTAATGGTTGCCATGCACCTTTACCTTTAACATATCTTTTAACATTAATATGTTCTAATACCACTTCATCAAACTGAATAGAAGGTCTATTCATTGCTTTGATTGTGAAGGCTGGTATACCTTCAATATACATAATGAACCTATTCTGTGTTTTAGGTTCAAAAGGTGTAAACATAATCTCTGATGGGTCTAATAGTTCAGCCATTATAAATCTCCGTGTTTCATATTCAGTAATAAATATAACGAAACCGAAAAAATGATTAAATATATTTCATTATGTTTTGAAAGTTTTTTAGAAGTTTTATGTGCTAAAAAAAACCCCACTAAAAAGTGGGGCTTTTTCTTTATTTAACTATTATTCAGGGAATGTAGCACCTGTTGGTTGAACTACAAAGTCTAATACTATAAACTCTGCTGTTCGTGTAGGTTGAATAAATATCTGTCCTATTAAACGATTTCTATCGATTTCGTCAGGAGTGTTATTTGTATCATCCATAACCACTCTAAATGCACTTAAACCACTATTTGACTGAACATCCTCTAAGAAAGGATTAACAACATTTAAGAAACGATTTCTTGTTGCTGTTGTGTTCTGTTCAAATACTAAGAAACGAGAAGTTGATGCGATAAATTTCTTTAAAGAAATCAATAATCTTCTCACATTTACTCTGTCTAATGCACTTGGTTTTCCTTGAAGAGTTTTTTGTCCAAATACTACAACACCTTGTCCAGGGAAAGTAGCGATTGGGTTAACTCTATTTTCATACAACTTATCTCTTTCACTATGAGTTAGTCTTGTTTGTGCTTCAACAACATCTGCTAAACCACCACGATTTAGACCTGCTGGAGCGAACCATTCAAAAGCTACCTCGTCATTGAATGCAATGACACCAGGTAAAACAACTGAAGGTGGCACCCAAGTTGGTCTGTTAGTATTTTCGTCTATGACTTTTACCCAAGGGTAATAAGTTGCTGTAAAGTTTGAATCCAGTGAACTTATATTACTTGTTACAGTATCTACTGAATCACCATACTTAGCAGCGTCAAGGATAAGGAAAGTATCCGCTCTATCTTCTACTTTATTGATTGCGTGATTAGTTACTGTTGAGTGAGTTCCGTGAATTACACCAGGTAATACCATCATATTGATATCAAACTCGTCAGGATTACTTACTGCGTTAATAGCTCTCTTGTAAACAATAGAACCACTATCTGCTGAAGTGTTTAAGTTAAATCCTTGTGTGTTTGAACCTGCAATGTCTGTTCCAACAGCATAATGAGTTGCTGGATTTTGACCATCAAATCCCCATTGGAAAGGAACTGAGAACTTTCTTTGTTCTATTGCTGAATTAGAAAGTGTTATCAATTCTGTTTGGTCTGCGAAAGTTGATGCTACTGATGTAGCTCCGTCAGAACCTAACATATTTTCCAATGACATTGTTACATTACTACCTACTGCGGCAGTTGATGGGATTGGTGATAGGTATTCTCTATTATTGAGATTACCAAAGTCAAACCCATAAAATGTATTTTGGTCAAAGTCTGATACTGATGAACTTTGGTTTGATTTAAATGAAGCTGTTACAATTTGTGTAGCGGCTACTTGTGTTGATAAGAAAGGAACATATAG